TGAACTCTTGTTAACATAAACCTTACACCTAAATCACCGCTTTCGGGCATTTGGGGACTTGTCCAGTTGACAATTATATTATCTACACTACCACCGTTTGCTGGTAATGTAGTTGAGCCACCAGGTATTATAAATTTATAATAACTAAATGTTTCAACCCAGGATTGCTCTGTAAATGTATGTTGAAAACCATTATAATTTACTTCTCTTCTTAGCCAATATTTTACATGGTTTACTTTTACATAATTAATTTTACCTCTAAAAGATGTGTTTGGGTCAAAAGTTAGTTGTTCGCTTGATATACAAACAAATCTTTCATAATATTCACCAGAAACATTAATGCTTAATGAATCTCCACCCATTTTTAATGTTACAGACCCTGCATCAACTTCAATTCCAAATGATATATAATAAGTTCTGCCATTTACAGGGGTAAAGTTAGTGTATACTAAATTGCCCGTTGCATTAATTGCATTGGCATAACCCAAGGCATCGCCATTGTCATCGGAAAAGAACCATCCAGTACCTAATGTCCAAGTTGTAATTTCGGGCGCACGATTAGCAGTTAAAAAGTCAATAAGATTAACTGCAATTGGTCTTAGTTCAATGACAAATGCACCCTCAACAATATGTTCAGCAATAGGCGAAACACCTACTTGACTATCACGGTATTTCATTACACTTGTGAAAGTTACAACCGCCTCATTATTATTATAATCCAAGTCTTTAGATGCAAAAAATTCAGTTGCTAAATTATTAAATACTTTACCAGCCAATAAATTTACACTTGCTATGTGTTCGTACTCTATATCTAAGTCTTTAATGTGTCCATAATAACCGCGCCTACCCGATGCAAGTCTTATTAATTTTGTATTAGGGTCACTATTATCGTTTACAATAGATGTTTCAAAACTACTTTGTTGTAATAAGGTTGAGGTTAAATAATAAATATTTATAACTACCGCTGCATTTAAATAGCTATTAGGTTGAACCATAAAGAATTTTCTATCACTAAAAAAGAAACGCATACCTAATGGTATCATCATCCTTTTTAAGACATCATAACACTTCATATAAGTGATATTGTCTTTAGTATCTATAGTGTAAAAAACTTTATGATTAACTCTCATTCTAATTAACGGATCAATACCCGATGAATAAGTCCAACTATCTTCATGCCAATTAAATGCCGACGCTAAGACACCAACGTTTGTGCCGTAAATAGATGGCACATATGTTATTTTTTGTAAACAATTATTTACATGATTTATAATAGTATCGTCACCTTGGTAAACATCGTAACCATCGGGTTTATAATCTATACCTTTTAACCAACCAATTCCGTCAACTGCATTTATATCGTAAAAATATCCTACAGATAAAGCAACATCATCGTATTCGACAAGGTCAGCCAAAATGTAGCCATACCAATAAAAGTTAGGAGTATTACTTGTATTATAACCAGTTAATCTTACGGTAAACCTACCTTCGGGACTTACCAAAAAGTCTGTAAGGAATTGCTCTTTTACATTGTCATTTATTAAAATAGTAAATTTAAAATTAGATGCTATAATCGGGGCATATCTTTCTAATCCATTTTCAACATCTGATTGCCACGTTATCTCAGAATTGATAACATCAACAGTACTTGTGACACCCGAAAAGTTAGCATCATCTATAACTAAATAATACTTGCGACCTTTTTCAGAATAAAATGTTGATGTATATCTTGCAGCCATTATCTTATTCTTGTGTTTAAATTCCTTGCCTTTTCCATTATAACCAACAAATCACTTCCTGCAACCCTGGTAGTTAAAACGTAGGGATTACCACCGCCTACATCACCTAACATACTTTTAAGTTTAGATAATGGAGCAATTACTTCTGGGTCATAAGATGCACCACGGTTATCTCCGACAGTTGCTAAAGTAGGACCGAATGCCAAACCACCTTGCGCAAGTTTAACTGAATCCATTTTTGATTTTAGAAAAGAAATTGCAGCAATACCTAAACCAACGGCTAAAATTGTTCCAATCGGACCGCCACCATCAATTAATGATTTAGTTACCATTTCTACCAATAATAATTGTAAAGCAGAATTAACGGCATCTAACATTACCATTACAAATGTTTTACCAAACGCTAATACTGCATTTTCACCATTTGCCAAAGCACTACCTAAAGCCGAAAAACTCTCAGCTAATGCATTACCTAACCTATCTCTCATAGCATCACCAACACTTGTAATCGCTTCGCCTAAACCTAAAAAAGAATCTTTTAAATTATTTATTTGCTCTGTAGGTACATTTTTAATTTTATCATAAAATTCACCTACCGCTTTTTTACCAGCGTCTATTAATCTTGAGTCAATCAAACTTTGTAAATCACCACCAGCAATAGCATTTTCTAATGATGGAGTCATTACATCTATAGTTTCTTTCCTTGCAGCCTCATCAATTGCTTTATTTTGTGCTTGTTTATTTGCCTCAGATGCACCAGTTGGTAATGGTTTAAACTCACTAAACGAATCAATTTTTTCAAGTTCTTTTAAAGCAGTTATTACTGAATTTATTTCAAACTTTACAGATCTTATTTTATCTGCTAACGCTTCCGCTCCAGCTGAGTTTTTACCGTAAAGCAATACTTGGTCTTCGTATTGTTTTTCAAGATTTTTTAGTGTTTCTTGTAATAATTCATATTTTGTTTTAGCTTTACTTAAACCGTCAGCAGTAGTAGTATCACCAAACAATTTATCATCTAATTGAGGAACATCACCTAATAATTTATTTAACTCTTCTGATGTTTTTGACCATGCAGATTCTATAACAACACTTTCCTTTTTTATCTTTTCTATTTCTTTATATAAGGCTTTTATATTTTGAGTATTTGATGCTGCTTCAGCTGCCCTAAATACTGAAAAACCTTTTTTGTCAATTTCTTGATTTCTTTTTTTTAATTTTTCTATTTCAAAATAAGCTTGTCTTTCTTTATCTAATAAATCAACAGAACGCTCTAATTGCTTATCGGCAACTCCCTGCAACTTCATTATATCAAACTTCTTTGCTAATTCAAAATTTAAAACAGTCATTACTTTAGACATATTTTTTAAATAGTCTTGTTCTGTTTTTAAATCTGGAAGATACTGACCGTATTTGTTTTTTATTTCATTAATTAATTGTAATCTAAGTTTATTGCTTGTATTAGTATCATTTATTAATTTAAAACTAAATTCTAATTGAGTAATTTCTTTCTGCATTGCTTTTGCAGAACTTGATAAAAATCCCGATAAATCATCAATTGGTTTATTTGCTTGATGTATATTATAAGCAAAAAGGGCAACCGCTGCTACCGCTGCTAATGTTATAGTAACCCAACCGCCCATCAACACTTGATATGTTCCTGTTGCTTGGTTTAATTTAAACATTGCACCAACTAAATTACCAATCATCATAGTAATTGTACCAAACGCACTTGTTAATTGACCAACAACCCATAGTACACCACCAGCAATGGCAATATACTTTGCAGCGGAAATCATATTACTTTGCATCTCATCACTTAAACTACCCCACCAGTTTAACATACCCTCAATTACATTAGATATAGATTCTAATGCTCCTTCAAGATCAATGTTTTTAAGTATTGCTTTTCCTAATTCAACTTGCGTAAATTTAAGGCTATCTTTAAAATTATCTATATTGTTTCTTAATCCACCCGTTGCGGCCTGTACTGCTGGTAGTGTTTGTAAAGCACCAACCAATTGCAAATTAAAATCCTTTGCCGCTATACCAGTTGCCCTAACTGTTTCAATGTTTCTTGTACCAAATGCTTTTTCCAAGGCATCTCCAATCAATGGCACATTCTCTTGTAAAATACCAAAATCCTCTTGTAGGATTCTGTTTTTACTAATCATCTGAGTTAACTGCTTTGTAACAGATGCAAGGTTTACCGCACCGCCACCACTTGCAGCAATAGCAGTACCAAATCCAATTAAAGTTTTTCTTGCCTCATCAGCACTTAATCCAACCGCTTGTAAATTAACCGAACCTCTAACCGCTTCTTCAAATCCAAGTCCAGGTAATCTTGCTGCCTCTTTAAGTTTCATCATCTCACCCGTTGCGGCATTTGCACCGCCCATTATACCGGATAAGGCTCTTTCCAAACTATCAAAGTCAGCGGCAGCGTTAACGGCAGTAGCACCAACTGCCATTAAAGGGGCAGTAAAACCAAGGCTAATGCCACGACCTATAGCAAGTGACTTTTGTGAGAAAGCAGTAATGTTTCTACCAATAGTCTTTAAACTCCTTTCAAAAGGAGTAGCATCAGCCCTGATTTTTATACTAAGTATTCCTGCCATTATTTTAACTTTTCTCCGACACTTTTAGTCTTTATAACACCGTCCATAAATTTCATCATGTCGTAGTCCTTGGTTGTTAAATCTCTTTTCTTGGTTTTATTATCCCAATCAAATCTAATTAAATCTGTTGGTTTTAAATTAGCACTTTTACTAGTATGAGGCATTAAACTCCAATATGCCATAAACCTTGTTTGCTCCCAAGTTCTTTTGTATTCCGCATCTTTGTTATCAAAATGACCTTTAATCTTTATAAATAATTCTTTAAAGTCAAATTGATTCATTTCATCCGGTGTCATCTGTAAATCACCCAAACACAACCTTTCAATATCCTCAATTTCTAATACTTTTGCATTTGGGTCACTTATTTTTTTTCGTTTGATTTTTCACCGCCCATGCTTTCTGACAACAATTCGCTAAATTTATTAACCATGTTGTGATCATCA